AGACGCTGACCGCTCGGCTGTAACGTCCTCAGTCTCTACCTTATCGATCCACAGGCCGACACTCTTGCCCAGCAGCTCCAACGCTCGGACACGGGCACCATCCTGAATGTCTAGGTCCATCGCAATATCGGTGAGCTGTTTCAAAACCGCATCCCCTCGCGCGGCCCCCTGCATACGGCGTTGCGCTTCCATATCCCGCTGTAGGCTCTCAATCCTAATGGACACCTTGGGGCTTGCTGCTAGCTTGCTGGCCTCAACGTGTATGCTGGCGGCTGTCATCCCGCTTGCATTGTAACATGACCGATACGCATCGCTGAAACATTGCCCTGACATCACAGCATGACAAAACGCCTCTTGCTTATCAGTGAGGCCCTGATGCCTTGGTGAGGACTTGCCTCTAGTCCTGCCAGTGCCTGTAGCTCGACCCACTGAAGCTTTGCTGATTGGCACCACCTTACTGTCCTGTTTGTCTTTGCTCATCTGTTTACTTCCTTATGTGGATATCTGTCATATGTCGCTGCGCTTGGCTTTCGGGCGCGGTCTTTCGGCTCTGATCATATCAGGCACCTCTGAGCCTGTCCACTTCAGGCCAAAGTGATTTGTTTTGACCCCGCTTTGACCCCCAAAATGACACGCTGCTCGTCGATTTGTATGCATTTGCATGTAATATCAGCCAGATCAATTACAAATGGTCAATATAATAGTCAATGAAATCAATAGGGTATAAGTTAATTAAGTTTATTTAGTAATAAATGTTAAATAGGGGGTTTTCTTTATCGTTACTATATGTAAGAAGAATGACACCGCAGGGAAGGCGGGTGGGCGATAGCCAACCTCCCAGAACTAGCGACACGCCAGATGGTCCAACGCCGCGCAGAGCAATTTGGACATAGCGACACCCGCGCTAACCCAAGGGTAGGCCACTCAGGCCGAGCGTCTCATAGTCCCAACGCGGTGTTGTTGGATCAATGGCTGGTTTTGAGCGTCTGGGGAAGAGAAGAACCTCAGAGGATTACAGGGATGATCACACCGATTGGAAGGCGGTCTGGCACTCTGGGAAATGATACATACCACCCGCTGGTCTTAAACTCTGAGATGGAACGATCTCGGCGGCGGGTTGGTTGGTATCGGTAAGGTTCAATTGAACTTTTCCAATATCAATCAAATCAAAGGAAGTGACACAATGCAATTCTTAACACAAACAGTCGAAAACAATGCACCCCTCACCGCGATGCAGATCACCATGTGTGACAATGCAGCCGCTGCATACAACTTGGCATTCAAAATGCTGGCGCAGGGCGATGACAAGCTTGCGAATGACTACCATGAGCGTGGCTGTGCGCTGCAAAACAATGCCATGCGCCTTGGCGGTGGCACTCAGTTCAGAGCGGTTCAGGGCCGCATAATGTCAAAGAGAGTTTGTTATGAAAACTAGGAACCCAATGGCGCGAGACCTTCGCACCCCAAAGTACCGCACCAGAGTGGTACAGTTGAAGACAAAGAAACTGGCACGTAAGGCCAAACATAAAGGAATGCAATCATGAGCAACTCAATAAATTCGGCAATCTGCACAGTAGGACAACGTGGTATTTCAATCGAAATTCATGTCGATCTGGAAGGTGGTGATCGCCATCAACTGTACATCAAAGCAAGAGCTGGCGGTGCCAAAGATTGGCGGTATGTGGTGACCAACCCGCAAGGTCAGCAGTGGCGTCTAGACACTGACGAATTCATCCACCAGCCCCACAAGATGGGCTTTGATCACTGTGACATCTTTGATGTGTCATTCGTGACCAACCAAGTGATGTTCCTCGGAACTGAACTGGGTGAGGCTGCTGCGAAAGCACGGTGGAATGAGGCCCAACAGATAGCGGCCTAAGGAATGCGAATTTCTGGCACCCTGCGGGGTGTCAGTGGTGCGAATTCTCGCAAGGTTCAATTGAACCAAAATCAAACGATCTATGGAAGGATCACACTCATGGCTATTAATTTTGAAATCGACACTATGGTTGCTGCCAACATCATCACAGCCGAGCGCAATATCAAGTCATTCAAGGATGACACAAAAGAAAGTGCAGATGGCATCCAACGAAACAAGCTCACAGTTTACTGTGAGATCACAGCGGTCCTAGTTGGGCTTGCAGATGACGGTTGGAGCAAGGCTGGCCGTGTTCGCGGCCATATTGCATCGAAATTCAAATCTGCCCTTGAGGCATCGGTAGAGGATGGGGGCGCAGCGGTCAGCAAGGCAAGTGCCAAGCGGTACTGGGAGAACAGCGTTGCCGCTGCCCGTGGCATACGCCGTGATCATGGGCTTGGTGAAAACGCAACGCCTGACGCGGTGAGTGAGTTGTTTCAGGACTTGCAGATAAGTAAAGAGGCGCACATCGTGCGCGAGTTTGTCAACACCCGCGAGGTATCAGCGGCCCGTGCGCTGGCTGAAAAAGTGGTGGGCAAGTTCAAGCTTGACCGTGACAACCACACAGGCTTGTTCAACAAGTCAGGCAAATTTGTCGAGGGTCTCGACGATGACGGTCTGGCTGAGTTTGAGGACGCTATCCGCGAACTCAAAGCGGTTCGTGCAGCCCAACGGGCAGAGGCTAATGCTACTGCCGCTGCCGCTGCAGATGAGACTGCGAAGGTCAACGCGACACTGGACGCCTTGGAAGCCTGACTGCAAGACTGCCCCGCTTCACGGCGGGGCGGTTGCTATCCACTAAGGCCACTGGGCCTTGCTGCATGGCAACCAATCAAAAGGGAATGACACAATGGCTAGACCACTCTGCCCTGCCGAGGGCCTGATCGGCTATGACTTTTTGGACCTGAAAATGGCCCGTAAGTCTCGCAAGACTTCACAACGTCAAGCCAGCAAGGCGCGGCGTCAGTTCTTCAAGGCTGAGGCACTGTCCTTGGTAGCGCAGGACGATGAGGTCATTGACTGCAACCGCCTTGGCAATGTGTTTACTGCCAGCGACTATGATGTCGATCTGGTGGACACCGCCGAGGTGTTTGAGCCGTTTGGCTGGCACTATGGTCTGAGTGACTTGATCGATGTCACCGATCAAGGTGGGTTTGTTTACGTGAACGGCGAGTGCATCCCTGCACTCGTTTAGTTCACTTGAACTTAAATGAAACCAGTAGTTAATCAAAAAGGGATGAACATGGACAATCTATCAAACGAAGACATTGTATTGGACAAGCTTGAAGAAATGATGACTTGGAACGGCTTCGCCCGTTCACTTGTTGATCAGCACCTCGCAAAGGGGCGGCTATCACCCAATCAGTGGGCCGCTGCCGAGCGGATGATTGCAAAAATGGCTGCAAACAAAGTGGCCCGTGATGCAAAAAGTGTTGACGTTAACGTGGGCAAGATAAATGACCTTCTTGTTCACGCTAAAGTCAAGCGGCCTGTATTCAGGGCCGAGGGCCTCAAGTTCAGCCTTGCACCTGTCACCCTCAAGAACGGGCAACCCGCTGCTAATGCTGGCGCGGTCTATGTGAAGGCTGGTGATGAGTATCAAGGCAAAATATCTGGCGGCAAATTTCATGCTGGCAGGGACTGTCATGATGACACGCCTCAGGCGGTGGTCAGGGCGGCTCAAGACCCCCGCGGGGTTGCGGTACAGTATGGGCGCGACACAGGCATATGCGCCTGTTGTGGGCGCACTCTGACAGACCCTGTGAGCATAGAGATGGGCATTGGGCCTATCTGTGCAGAGAAGTGGGGCCTGTGATGACTGAGACACTACAGGAACAGGCGCAGGGCCTCAGGGACTATGCTGAGGCTCTGGACCTAAGTATAGGTGCAACCGTCAGGGCCTACGGCTCTGGGGTTCGCCCCGCATGGGTCAGCGAAGACATTGCAATTGATACCATGCTTCGTGATCAGGCTCTTGCTGAGGCTGACCGCATTGAGAAAAGTGCAAGTGAACCAAAACAATCATAATACTGGAGGTATTTGATGGCTACATCAATACAAACAATACCATTTGGTTTGACCTTTCGTGGTCAAAAAAACTACACATATAGTGAAGTCAGCAACTTCATCGAATGTGCTGATGGCCTTGAGCCATTAGAATATCGCAATCAATATATTGCGTTTCTCAACGATTTTCTTTCGGGGGAAATCAAGCCTTCAACACAAGTAAATCTTGATGTTGTGATTGAGTTTGCGGAAGACTTAGACAACCGCGCAAACATTGATTACCGCGAGGGTCATTGGGATGATGATCCAAACATTGTGGCTGGCGGCAGATACTTTGCCAAACAAGCTACAAAACTAAAACAACACATTGCTTCCTGCAAAAGGTGCAAGTGAACCAAAATAAAATCACGTTAACGCCGTTAGCGTGATTAACCATTATCAAAACTGGAGGCCAACATGGCAAACATTACTCAACTGATTACCCGCACGAAGGCTGCTGTTCACTACGCAGTCAACTTGCCAGAGGATGCTGATGCATCTGAGCACAGCACAATGTACTGGGTGTCTGAACCGGGACTTGGTAAGACATCGGGCATCAAACAGATCGCCCGTGAACTTGACCTCAAGCTGGTCATAGTCGATCTGGCTCAGTCAGAGCCGACTGACATCTGTGGCACAAACTGGATCAAAGATAACCCTGACGGGTCTCGGTCCATGACACGGCTGAAGCCTGAGTGGTTTCC